GTTCGTTTGCACGAGATTAGCCTTGTTGCATGGCCAGCCTATGGGGCAACTGCTGGAACGGTTAGCGTTCGTTCGTTCGATGGTTTGGTTGAGCGCGCTGCGGTTGACGCTGAAGTTTTGACGGAGGCAATGCAGGCGTTTGAGTCTGGCAAAGATTTGACCAGCGAGCAGGCTGACTTGATTCGGTCGGTTCTTGATCAAGTTTCCCCGAAGGCTGAGGTCGCCAATGAACCAAATAACGAGTTGCTCACGATCAAGCGCAAGCAGTTCGAAATGCTGCTCAAGCAAATCGGATTCTAAAACCGATCTTGTCACGATCCTGAAACCTTACGTTGGTGAGGTGGATGCGGTCAAAGTTGCCGAACTTATTTTCGGGCGATCCGAGCCTTGTTGCCGCCCCATAGAAACGCGTAACTTTTAGGTTAGACTTTTACTAGGTTTCGTGTCAGCACAGCCTGTCCCTGTTGAGTGTCAGCACCACAGAAATCCAATCACCCATTCCAATCAAGGAGTCTAAATGTCTGAGTTCATTAAGAACCAGCAAGAGTCCGTTGCAAACCTCGTTGAACAGGTTCGTGGCGTTCTCGCTGACGCAGAAGTTCGTGGCGGCCTAACCGCAGACGACTCTGTAAAGATTGAGCGCATGGAAGCGGACATCGCTGCTCGTGACGCTGCAATCGCAACTGCCAAACGTATGGAGTCTCGCGCTGCTGAGGCTACCGAAGCAATGGCAGGTTTCATCGCCCCAGAACCTGAAGTTCGTTCTAACGCTGACTGGTCGCTTCGTGACCTTTCTGTTGGTTCGGAGTTTGAGGCTCGCACCCTTGTATCGGCTTCAGGCACTGGCGTTGTAGGCACTTCGTTCTACAACCAAGTTATTGAAGTTGCTCAGTCGGTTGCACCTCTTCTTCAGTATGCACGCGTGATCAACACCACTGGTGGAGACAACCTTCAAGTTCCAATCTTGTCGGCTTATTCAACTGGTGCTATCGCGCCGCAGGGTTCAGCGATTTCGTCGTCTGACCCAACCATCACCAACATCACCCTTGGCGCATTCAAGTATGGTGTTCTTGTCCCAATCAGCAAGGAACTTCTTGCTGACGCGGCCATCGACATTAACGCTCTTGTTGCACGTGAGGCTGGCAAGGCGATTGGTTACGCTGCTGGCGGTCACCTAACCACTGGAACTGGAACTACTCAGCCATTCGGTATCGTAACTGGTGCTGGCTCGGCTGTCACTTCTGGAACTGCTGGTCTATCGGCTGATGACCTTATCACCCTTCTTTACTCGCTTGACCCAGAGGTTCGCAACGACCCATCGTTCGCTTACATGGTTTCCCCAACCGCTTTGGCTGCGATCCGAAAGTTGAAGGACACTGCTGGTAACTACATCTGGTCTGTGAACAATGGACAGGCTTCGATCCTTGGCTACAACGTAGTTGAGAACGTAAGCATGCCTGCTCACACCACTGGCAACAAGTCGATCATCGCTGGTCGCATGACGGACTTCGTTGTTCGTCAGGCTGGCGGAATCAAGGTTGAAGTTAGCGACGACTATGGCTTCGCTAACGACCTTCGCTACTTCAAGGTCACCGCACGTTTGGACTCCAAACTTGCTCTTGACAGCAGCGTGAAGTTCATCAAGCAGGCCTAGCCCTTCTTGGTAAAAGGTTGACCCCCCGAAGTGCGTAGGCTTCGGGGGGTCTTCTCTTCCCCCAGAAGGGGGTAGGGGGGAAGTCTTATGGGGCAACTTTTTCAAGATTGACTGCAAACCATTCGTAGTCGCGTTCGTTGCGCTCTTGGTATGAAGTGGGAACGAAAACCGAACCAAGCATGCTGGAAATCACGTCGCTGTATTTTTTGTAAGTTGCCCAAGACCATTTGATGTCGCTCATTGCTTCCTGCACGATTTCATGAACATTGATTCTGTCGCTGTCGTTCTTCAAAATGTCGTAAGCGTTTGAAAGTTTCTTTTCGATCTTTGTCATTTTGTTTCCCTTCGTTTTTCGCGCCCCTTCTGGCTTGTGTTTAGTTTGCCACAAATCCAGCGATTTAGGTTCAACTTTGGCAAAATAAATGCATCGTTACCAAACCGTTACTTTGCTACTATGTAAGGGAGAGAGAGGAATTATCATGGGCAAATCAGGCAACCCTGCACGCCAGCAACTCAAAGGAACGGTCAGTTGGTATTCCAACTCGCCATCGATCCCAACAGGCTACGGAGTGCAAACCGCACAAGTAGTGTCACGCATGAAACGCGACGGGTTCGACGTGGCCTGCCTAAGCAACTTTGGAACTGAAGGCTTGGCAACGAACTGGGATTCGGGCTACGGTCAGGTGAAGGTTTACCAGCGCGGCGCAGACGTTTACTCCAACGACGTAATGGCAGTTCACCACAAGCACCACCGCGCGCAGAAGCCATCCCAATCCGATCTGCTAATCACCCTTTATGACGTGTGGGTTTTGCAGGCCGCTGGACTTGACCACCTACCAATCGCTTCTTGGATACCAATTGACCACAACCCTGTGCCGCCCAAGGTGGCTGCGTGGGCTAAGAAACCTAACGTCACCCCGATCGCTATGTCGCGGTTCGGTCAGCGCGCTCTGGAAGCCGCAGGGATAGAAGCACACTACATTCCGCACGCGGTCGAAAAGGTTTTCAAACCGACAGCCACTTGGCAGGGTGTCCCTATTCGTGACTTCACTGGTTGGGGCGACAAGTTTGTGGTGGGAATGAACGGTGCTAACAAAGCATCGGCTGGCTTTCACAGAAAGGCCTTCGCTGAAAACTTTCAAGCGTTCGCTGAGTTCGCGAAAGATAAAGACGACGTTCTTCTCTATGTCCACGCCGATTGGATTGGTGCGTATGGCGGATGGAATCTCTCTGACCTTGCTCAAGCATGCGGCATCCCTGCCGAGAAACTAACGTTCGTTGACCCAATCGAATACCGCTATGGAGTCAGCACCGAGAAACTAGCAGCCCTCTATTCAGGGATGGATGTGCTTCTGTCAGCGAACTACGGTGAGGGCTTCGGTGTTCCTCAGATTGAAGCGCAAGCGTGCGGCACTCCGATCATCACGTCGGCCTCATGCGCGTCACCTGAACTTGCTGGCCACGATTCTTATGTCGTATCTGGGCAGGCTTTTTGGGACGATCCCCAGAAGTCATGGTTTCAAGTTCCGTTCGTTCACGACCTTCGCGCAGCCCTTGACGCAGCCTATGATCGTGGGCGACAAGAATTCCCGAAGACGATTGAGTTCGCGCAGCAGTTCGACGCCGAAACGGTTTACCAGAAGCATTGGCTGCCGCTGCTAAAGAAACTCTTGCCGCAGTAAAGCCCGTTAGACTTGTAGAGAAGGAGTTCATGTGGCGATAACAAACGGATACGCAACCCTTGCTGAGGTTAAGGCAGGCTTGCGCATTGCCGATAACCTAGACGACAGCCTGCTTGAAATGGCAGTTGAATCTGCATCACGTCTTGTTGACGGTTACTGTGGTCGCATCTTTTACAACGCTGGAACGGTGACGCGTATCTACACGCCGAATGATGTGTTGACCGTCGAGTTGGATGATTTCGTCACGATCAGCACGTTCAAATCTTCAACCAATGCCGACGCGGTTTTTGACCAAACGTGGGCGGCCACCGATTACCAACTTGAACCCCTAAACAACCTTGCTGACGGTGTCGCGTTCCCTTACTATCGTGCGCGCGCGGTTGGCGACTATCTGCTTACAACTTCGGGCGAAGACGCAACGGTGCAGGTTGTGGGTGTTGCTGGCTGGTCGGCTGTGCCAGTTCAGGTCAAGCAAGCCACGATCATTCAAGCCATGCGTATCTTCAAACGTTTAGATTCGCCGCTGGGCATTACCTTCGGTGAACTTGGGGCGATGCGTGTCAGCACTCGCCTTGATCCTGACGTGGCTCAGTTGGTCGAACCGTTACGCCGAATTAGAAACGTGGGCTGATGGCTAACATCACCAGCATTCGTTCGGGCATTAAAACCAATTTGCAGACCATTACGGGGTTGCGCGTTGCTGACACCATCCCCGATCAAATCAATCCACCTGTCGCGCTAGTTGAGTTGCAGACCATCGACTTCGACAAGGCGATGCATCATGGACTGACCGCTTACAACTTTCGCGTGGTCGTGATCGTGGCGCGCCAGAGCGAACGTAACGGGCAAAACAAACTTGATGGCTACGTGGCTTCGACTGGTGCGGCCAGTGTGAAGTTGGCTATCGAAACCGATCGAACCTTGAGTGGCAGTGCTTACGATTGCTTCTGTCAGGGCGTGACTTCCTACGGGGTGACTTCCGTAGGTGAGGTAAACTATTTAAGTGCTGAGTTTCAAGTTCTCGTTTATGCATCCTAAAAGAAAGGCAGTCTAGTGGCAATCTTTGTGGCAACTGACTACAACATCACAATCAATGGCGTCGATTACTCGTCTTACTTGACGCAGGCCGAACTGGCTGTTGAAGCCGACGAGGTTGAAACGACCGCGTTTGGTTCGACCTACCGCACGCGCGTTGGCGGCTTGAAGTCTGGCAACGTAACCTTGCAGTTCAATCAGGACTTCGCAGCCTCGGCTATCGACGCAGTCTTCTTCCCTTTGCTGGGAACTCAGGCAACCGTCGTGATCAAGCCGACTTCGGCTGTGGCCAGCGCAACCAATCCTAAATACACTGCTCTTGCCTTGGTGACTCAATACTCACCGATTAGTGGCAACGTGGGCGACCTCGCAACGTTCAACGTGTCGTGGCCTGTGAGCGGAACTGTGACACGCGGAACGACTGCGTAAACATGAACCGCTGCCTACGCATCACGTTCCTTGACGGGACAATCGTTGACGCCCCAGTGACCGCTTCGGACATTGTGGCCTTTGAGTTGAAGTTCGAATTGGCTCTTGATCGCATTGAGAAATTCGCGCACATTTGTTTCTTGGCTTGGCATTCGCAGAAGCGAAGCAAGGACACTGACTTGGACTTTGAGTCGTGGCTTGAGACTGTGAACATTGTGGAGTTCGACGAAAGCCCAAAAGGCTAGTTGCGCTTGGTGAATCCAGCGAGCATTGGAACATCGCCAATCTTGCTGTGGCCACTGGGATTGCACCGAGCGTGTTGTTGCAAGA